TCTGACATCATCTCGCAACTTTTATAATCAAGTTTCAAAACGGAATCTTGACCATTATACAGCGACTCGAGCCATCGCTTGAATTGGATGAACTCGACATCCCTGTCATTGTGTTGCACACTAAGCCACACCCTGAAATGAAAAATGTGACGATGAGGAGTACCAAGAAACGATACGTCATACATGTCTCCTGTTGCTAGTTTAGGATCTGTTGCGGCCGCTGGATAGCAGTGAATACCTTCTTTTTGGAAGGTAACCCAGATCATTTTATTTGGACGAATATCTTGTTTAATTATCATTGTAGCCTTTCATTAGTTCTTCGACAGTTATACCTTTAATTTTATACATGTACGTATATCTTGCTCCTGCAAAATATCTTGATAATGGTTTTACACAGTGTAGTTGATTTCCTGGAAATATTACTGTTCTATTATATGCTGGAGTTATGACTGCGTCAACACTTATCGGATCGAATAATATAGTTTGTACGTAATCTAATTTCATTTCTGGAATATTACGAGCGTACTTATCGTATAAAAAAGTCTCTCCTCCCCATGTTATATTCCATGTATCTGTAATATAGTTTATTACAGTAACTGATTCATCGAAATGTGCATCATAATGAGGCCCAGGCTCGAGTCCATATGTTTGTGAGTTAATATATGTTCTATGCGGAACTGTAATATTAGAAAACTTATTTGAAAATTCTTTTAACATTTCATCACATAAGTCTTTAACTAAAGATGGTTTTTCTAATTGGCTAGTCCAATAAAACCTGCCTCCGGAGTCTCCAAAGAAATATGAAAATTCGTGTTCATGTAATGCAGTAAACAGCGAATTATATGTGTCTTTATTATAGACATTTTCTAATACAACTATATTATCTTTCATGTTGGAGTATCTTGTGTATATTGATCCCAGTAAGTATATTTTTCCTTACTCATTAGATCATGTAGTTGATGAGTCCATACTCCGGGATTAGTCTTACCCCAAGTAAGATCATCTAGTTTAAGTGTAGCGTTATAGTTGAATTGATTAATATAAGGTAATTTTACACTAATCATAGGAACAAATCTAGGGTATTCGGAATATCCTGATTCAAGTACTCCTTCTGCATGCTTGACATCGAAGTCTAGAGTCACCCAATAATCCTCTTTGAGGCAGCCTAGAATGACTTCGTCCCACGCACGATATTCATTAAATGAAATACTGCCGGGATTAAAACTTTGACTAGTTCCGAAATAGATATGTTTAATTTCGACATCTCGATTTGCCTGTTGTAAGATTTCTTTTAATGGAGGAGTTCCTACTACAAACAATGTCTTCATGCCATGACAAATAGTATGCTCAACTTCATATCCTGTAAAGTAAACAACATTTTGTCGTTCTTCAGTGTTTAGTCCCATTTAATATAACCTCTGCTGTAACCCTTCGGACGATTAACGCCATCCGCAAACGCTTGTTCCCACTCTGTAGTACGATTGTAACACTTTGTCCAGAAAGAATCAACTTCTATGTAGCCATTTTCAATAAAGAATTTTGCCATTCTCATACATTCGATGAAATAAGGATTGCGTGGACTTGGTTTGATAGTAGTAACAGCTTTCCAAAGTTGTGATTGTGCTTCTTGTTTACTCACTGCTTTACCCACTCCGTCGATAATCAGTGCATTGTTATTTAGGTTAATATCTATACCTAGTTCATAATTTCCGCTAAGATCTACTACAACATCATAATTTTCAATGGTGCTAGATAACAGTCTGGTACCCCATAGATCTTTATTGCTATGTCCTAAAACATCGACGTGAAAGATATATCCATTAAGACGCATAGCATGATAGGCGACCCAAGCAAGGAAACCACTACCGATAATTAACATACGTGTGTTTTCACTGCGACCCTGTCTGTCTAATAATTGATCTTTAGCCTGATTAATAAGGTTAAGACCACATGCCACTGGTTCTAAAATATATTTTGGATCAGCCTCGGGTACTTTTACAAATTCTTCTATACGTACATTGTAATAATCGGCATACGCAGGTTCGCCTCGTGTTGCTACAATATCGCCTATTTGTGTATTAGCAATACCCATACCTACTTTAGTTACTACACCTACTCCTTCATGCCCTTGCATGTTTAATGGCAATGGTCCAAATTCTCCCATCATCATATCGATATCGCTACGACATACACCAGTCATTAATGCTCGAACTTCGATTTCGAATTGTCCAGGATTGGGTTTATCGAACTCTACTTCTTCAAACCAGCCTTGACCAGTTGTTTGTAAACACTTTACTTTCATAATTCTTCTATTCTTTCATGTATCCAGAGATCAATATCATATTGTCGTAGCCAGAATTCATAATTATCTTCATTATTAATAGCATCTTGAATCATAGATTCGTACGCATCTGCAGGACACCAACCTAATTCAAATCGTTCTACACTATTATCTTGCATAATAAACTCAATAGAACTATCTTCAGTATCCATATTACGCCAGTCGGCATAACAACCCCATTTATTACCGAAGTCTATATGGCATACATCGTCGATATCGTATGTTCCATTAGGATTAATTGTACCATAATCGGTACTAGTAATGTCTTCTAACCGCCATTTCATCTGCGAAGATTTACCATTTACTGATTCTTTACGCCAAGATGGGTTTAATGCAATATATAAACTTAGCAAGTGGGGCATTAAATCTCTACTAACTCCACCGAATGCCAGTTTGCGTGTAGTGAACCAACTACCTGGGCTAGGAATACAATTTTTTCTAATCCATCGTATGTTCACAATCTTAGCTTTATTTGCTAATTTTTGTAAATCGACAATATTACTCCGCCACATATTATTTTTAACCATCATAAATCGTGTTTGCGGAAATGTGCCTATTAGTTTAGCCCATGTAAGACTAGTAGCAACACCTGGTTTTTCGATAAAAATCATTTTTGTACAAGGTGCCAGTTTAGCCGCAAGTTCAAAATGAGTAAAATTGGGAGTACAAATATGGGCTGTGTCAAACATATAGCATTTAGCAATAGCATCTTCTACAGTTAGGAAATCTGCGCCTTTACCGGGATCGCTATCTACTGTAACAACTCCATGTCTAAGGTTCTTTAATACTTTAGCATATAAATTACCTATACCCATTCCGACAATAAGACTAGTTTTCATTTGTGAACTTCTTTCCTTCTTCCCAATACTTGATCATGCGACTAACATCTTCCATACGTTCTTGTACAACATGTGGAGCCGCACGTTCTAATTCTTTTAAATTATGATAACTAGGATAATGGCGTAAGCACCGACGAGCGTCCTCGCGTATTTTTTTTGAAACACGTGGAGTCTTTTTTGGATCTAATAGACTTTCTAAAAACTCTTCAGTTCGCTGTATGCTTCTAAATCGTTCGTCAGGTAATGTCATGTACACTAGCCTCTAAATCATCGAGTTTATCGGAGACTTCGTCATCAAAGTCTGGCTCTTCTTCTGATTTTACAGGATCTACATCCACTTCGTCAAATAGTTCGAAGTATTTTGTTGTGGCATTAACTGTTCGTTTTCCAGTATAACCACGTGTTCCGGGAATAGCCATCCAGAATTTACTAAATTCTTCAATAATAGAGTCGGCGGTTCCTCGATCACTTGTGGCAAATATAGCTTCGATAACGTCTTTTACATATAATCTATCAAACTTTTCTTGAACTAACATAGTTGGACACAATCCGGCATCATATTGACGATTGGCTTCCTGTACAGCATTGATATGCATCCAAACATTATGGCCCATCATGATAGCATAAGTGAAACTATCCCAACTAGTCTTGCCTACTTTACCAATTTTGTTAACATCATTTGGTCCGTATATGCAGATTTCATTTACTTTAACACCATCCATGATAGGACTTGTTTCAAAATTAGAAAAATGTTTATCTTGCACTACTACATCCTGAAATAGTCTCGTGTCATTTTTGTATTTTTTATTATCAAGTGAAGGTAACATACGATATAACCATTTTTCTCTATCTTTAATTTCTGTTTGTACATAAATCTGTCCATTAGCAGTTGCTAAGAACGGACTTGCACAGTCAAAACTAATAGTAAAGTCGCTGTTATGATACTTACGAACTGCACGTTGTATATCTGTTAAGATTAATGCCCATTCGAGTTTACTAGTTCCTAAGAAGTGCATCCAATCTTGTTCACCTTTTTCAAGCAATCCATCAAACCTTAATGCCACTAGACGTTTTAGAGTCAAGTGAATGTCGCACATGTTTTGCCCGCCCATGCCCCAACCATTAAAATGACGACCAGGATATTGTTTTGGATCACAGTATTTCTTCATATGCTGATACCAACCTTCTGCATCGGTATGATTTTCACCTTGCAGTACGTTTAAGAACTTGCAATTACCATTACGATTATTAATAAAGTAATCATTATTAATAAATGTAGCGTTTACTGCTTCTGCGTATGTACTAATACCAGTAGCTTTAGCACCTGCCGGACTACGAGCAACCCACGCTGGAACATCGAGGCACATACCATAATCCATAAGTGAATCCATCCACTTAAGAACGGCTTCACGTTTCTTCTGTGCCTTAGGACAGTTAGGATTTTTCCAGTCACCTTCCCACTTACCTTTACCAATTTGGAAGCCACCTGAATCACCTAGCACCCAACTAGTCGAGCGATTGCGATTGCGGAACATGTCTTCGCTAGGATCGGGTTTATTCAAATCTAAATTAGCATGACCTGCACTATACAAACAATGGTCATAGTAAAATGCCGCATTAGGATCTAGATAATTCATAGCTTCAATCCCCATAGGGCCAAAGCTAGCAGGAATACGTGCTGGATCTACATAAGGTCCAAATCGTTGCTTGCCTATATAAGTGCTATAGAATCCTGATGTTGCCGGCAGGAAGTATGCGTAATCGTTTTGTGTAGCTGTTAAATTCTTATTCATTATTGTACCAAATGTTGTGCTATTACCATACAACTAAGCCAAATCCATAAAGTGTTAAAACCTACTAGTGTAGGTAATGCTTTCTTTTCTGAAACCCATATAAGCATAGCAGATGTAAAAAGTGTAATAAAATATAATTGCCATATATTTAGACCAAATACAAGACCGGGAACAATTACTATTGCCTTGGCAAACCAACTAGCCGCTTCAACAATGTTATATGAAGTCCAATAGTCTTTGCGAAACCAATTAGAATAACATTCTCGGATTGCCGTAAATGTAATGTGATTATAAATCACAAATACAATAACCGATGTAATTATTGAAGCGAATAGTATTTGATTCAATGACATTATTTAGATTGTGCTGGCAAAATATATTCGTATACTGCAATGCCGCTATCTACTGTAATATTTAAAGCACCTTGATCTGCAATTCGCATAGTTTTATCACCGTTTAAATTCAATATACTTAACACCTGTGCAACTGGCCATGCCCATTTTTGTTTTAATTTACCAGTGACACCTGCTTGAAAAACAAATGATCCTGCGTGTGTGCTTGCATCTCCGAAGCTAAACACTAAGTTACTATTATCTGTGCTAACTTGGAATGTTGGTTCTTCTGTATGTGCTGCCGCTTGGAACTTTAAGCGTTGTATACTTGCCATAGTTGGCTCGAATTCAATATCCCATTTAGCACCTTTGAACTTAACAGTTTTCAACATGTCATTAATAATTTCTGAATTCATAAAACGATAATCGTTTTGGAAATCACCAGCACCATTTTTAAAATGCAAACCTGTTGGAATCTCTTCTCCGTTACGTTCCTGTTTAACTACTGCAATAGTGAAGTTTTCTTTGTATTCAGGGCATTTCAAATGAGTATCTAATTTATTTAGATTAGGCATTCCGAATGTTCCGACTAAATCTTCAACTGGATCTTTTGTTTTAGCGTTAAGGATAACACTACGATCCTCTGCCATCGATTCAATATTAGTTTCAGTATCAGTTGCTGATATTTTAACTAGAGGCAAATTGCCTAAACTATGTGTGTGTGCTACTAGGTCTTGTAAAAAGTCTTTCATATGATTCTCCATGTTTTGTTATTATATAGGTTTTTCTGACAATGTCAAGGATTTTTCCTAACCTTTTTGTTATATTTTATTGCTGATTCTACCAATGTATGTGATACTTGTAATGTATCAGCATAATGAACAAATGCTTTAGTATCTTTTGGAAAACAAGCTCCACCAAAACCACGTTCTCCATCGGGCCCAGGTACCATCATGTGACTGTTACCTATTCTATTATCATGTGTTAATATTTGTCGGATCAGATCATAGTCTGCACCGTTTAATTTACACATATCATAAAGTTGATTAAAAAATGCTACCTTAACACTTAGGAAACAATTAGTAGCATATTTGATCATGCTGGCTTCTGTAATACTAGTATTGAATATTAGTTTTAGTTTAGGGCATGATTCTTGAAATAATGTTTGCCACATTCCCTCAGGATCATCACCTCCGACGACCATATAAGTTTGATTTTTAAAATCTTCATTGGCACTAACAGCACGTAAAAATTCTGGACTATAACAAATATTATGATTAGGATAATTCATTAATAGTCTTTCTAAATAATTAGGCGGCACTGTGCATTTTAACAATACTGGAACATGAACTGGAACAGTATCCATGACTTGATATATTTGATTTACATCACAGTCTCCTGTTTCAGTACTAGGTGTTCCAACACAAATAACTACACCCTCTGCATATTTAAAATCAGATACGATATTGTCATTTATCCTCGGATCACATATATGTAAGATAGCGTGATCTTTTATTGCATTAGCAACTGCCTTACCTACAAACCCATATCCTGCAATTATTATTTCTCTTTTCATATTAAAACTCGAATAAACTGTTAAATGTATTTTTTTCTTCTGTGCTCCCTAAGTCCCATTTAAGCACACTAATTAAGTTCTCTAACTTTTTGTCGATAATTGTAGCTTCCATTTCTGCATGTTCAAAAGGTAAATCTTTAAACCATTGTGGGAGACGTAGTTCATCCACTGGATAGGCTACACTTGTAAAACCCATAGCGTTTTGCTTGAGCTTACAGACGATAACTTTTTGTCCGTCTGTAATAGACATGCTGTATTTGTCATTGAACATACGTTTTAGCGTATTCCAATTGATACTAGCACGAACGTGTCCAGGCATATTAGCCTTACCTGCTTTGGCTTCTTTAGCTTGGTAGTCGGTAATGTTGTTAGCACGTTTAGGGCTACCTTTTTCCCAACCAGGACGAGCTTTGAAGCGAATTCTAAATTCACTAATGTGATCTAATACTGTTTGTTCATCGGCACCGGTAAGAACCATTTCCAAAACTTCACTTAGGAAGTCTTGAATAAATTCCGGCGTATCACTACGTTTTAGATCCAAGCCCATGGCTTTTATCTTACCTGGTTTGCCTTCTACATCTGTACGTTTGCCTTCTTTATCAAAATACAAAACAGCATAACGCTTTTTAGTAATGAACAATCCTTTAACAGCGACAATTTCTCGACCTGCTTTAATCACTTCTCCACGTGTTTTAGGACAGTGGAATGTGTCTAACATAAACTGTGGAAAAGTAGCATTTACTTCTTCACCGATAGTGTCATACAATTGTATCACTGTTTCTTTTGTCCAAGGAATCTTGCCGGTTTCAATGTCCTTCTGTAAAGTGCGATGAGCACTAAAATAACAACTATCAGTATCACCATAAATTACTGCCTTTCCTCTATGATCGTAATCACCTGTAATAATTTCATTCACTTTACCGGCCATATGTCGCACAATTTGTCGACCAGTTAGTGTAGTAGATTGACCAATGCGCTTATCAAAAAATCTACATCCACTGTTAAGAATAGCGCCATACAAACTATTAAGATTAATTTTCTTAACAAGTTGACGCTTGTCCCAATATTCTTCTTCGACTTTGTTCCCAGCTTTAATTGCATCTTTTAATTTGGCCTGCATTTCCTTGCGTTCTGCATACCACCTTTTCAATAGCCCTGGAATTATACCTTCTTTTTCATAGGTGAAGATAGTACCGTTTGCTGAAAGCACCCAAGGCTGATTGCTTTCAAAAATCAATCTATATACTTCGGCGGCACTTAGTATATCGCTATCTCCATTTTCCCAATCAATAGTTATATCAGTGCCGATTTCTTGATTCATTACTGCTGTATATTCTAAACTACCGAAAATACCTTCCCACGATGCCGCAAAACTATTACCTTTAGCCATCTTATCTTCAATAAACTCTTCGGTTAATGTTTGACGCAGTTGTCCTATAATAGTTTCTGGGCCCATATTAAGCGCACGAATAGCTGAGGGATATAGACTGTTAATGTCTAATGATCCGATCCAGTCATGTATTCCTTCTTTAGGCACCGCAACATAAGCACCAGCCGCCGCAGTATCGTCATCTCGTTCGCTCATCTTAGTACGATTAGGAACTTGGAAACCTCTGCGATGTGCTTCGTTAATAATAGCTTGTTCTGTAACAGCTACCGCGCCCATTGTAGTTTGTAGCAATACTGTATTTTCATGTGCCAGTGTATTGGCAAGATCCATGAATTTTAGTTTCTTATCTAAATCGTCAAGAAGTTTACAGTCATTGATGTTGTATTCAACGAATGTCTTAAAGTCATTGTTGTATAATTGATCTAGTGTACCTTCGTACTGTGTCTTACGCTTGCCTAATTCGTATTCGGCAATAGCATCCAATCTGTAACTGTGGCGTTCTTCATACGTGTATTTGCGATACAGTTCAAGATAGTCTAAATGAACGCGACCAATATAGTCATAGGTTACACTATCTCGACCAAACTTTTCATATTCACGGCGCTTAGGTAACTGATCAAACAAACAGAATCTGCGTGTATCATCTTTGCTTAAAACTTTTGTTACTCTATTTGTAGTGTAAGGTACGTCAAACCCTTCACTGTTCCAACCACTAACGACATCGGCATCTTGTATTAGATCTAAAAACATGTTTAACAATTCTGCTTCATTGTCAAACAAATAGACATTTGGAAAATCTTTAACCATTTCTTTAGCATCTTCCATCTTAAGATTTTTAGGTGGAATAGCCATACATACCATAGTTTCTAACCATTGTAGATAGACAGCAATCGCAGTAATCGGCATAAATGCATCATCAGGTGATGCATAGCCACGTTCTGGATCAAAGTCTACCTCAATATCGAAAAACGCTACATTTAGTTTCGGAGCATCTTGATTTAAGTAGTGTTCACTTAGTGTTACAAAGATTGGATTAATATCTGATTCAAACAGTTCTTTACCACTGTTGATAGCTTGTTCTTTGCGTAATTCTTTTGTGTTTTTACAGACTATACGTGATAACGTATCTCCGTAAATTGAAGTGAATTTGCCTCTTGGGTCTTTTACATAGAACGTGTGTTTGACAGGAATGTCTCGAAATTCACGTTCACCTTTCTTATTTCGTTCAACCACTTTAACGATATCGTTCTCGCGGTCAAACCACGCATCTACGTAACTCATTTTTTCTCCTTTGTGATTTTTGGCTCACAATTACCAAAATAATCATTTATGGCTGATTAAACCTTCTTTTAAAAACCTTCTACAGGTCTAAACCATATATGGTCGGGGCAATAATCTTGTTTGTATTCAGGTGTATTTAATGCTGTATAAAATAATTCTAAGTCATCTAGGTTAGCTTTCTTAAGATTAATTAATGAGTCTAACCACATTTTTTGTTCTTTAGGTGGATTTCCAAGCTCTAACAATGGTCTTAAATATGTATTAAGCCATGATACATGCTGTCTTGGAGTAGGATGTCTATCTTCTATTAATAATTTTCCTTTATTGTCTCTAAATCTCCAATTTTTATCTGGATTTTCATACGTGTGTTCTGCTATAGGTTTTAACCAATGCTTGGAATTTTCTTTCCATATACGATCGACATAAAAATTATATTGAGGAAAATCATTTTCTATTGATATTGATTTGACAAAATTCTCGTCGGCGTGGAATGCGTGCAAATCACTTCCTAACTTAGTAAAATCACCAATACTAGTCATATACCAAGTACAACCTGTTGATTTTAGTAACGATATAACTGAAATCATTGCGTTGAGACTATGCATAATGTATGCAGACTCATCAAAGAATTTATCAATCCATTCGGCATTAAATACATTCGAGTTATGTTCTGCAAAAATACTTCCAGCGGTTTTCCAATGATATTGATTATCTTTTACGAATTTACAATAATCGTGTCTTAAATGACTTGTCCATTGTACAATTACAATATCATCACTATTAATAATATTCCTTGCATGACATTCTGCAACTCGTTCGGCTATACCTCTGCATCCAAGTCCAGCCATACCCCAATTTTGATAATTTTTGTATTCTAGACCGAGGAAGTTTGACCAAGTAGGCCAAGTCACATAAGAGGTATAAGAACAACCAAAGGTAAACAATCGAGACATTTTTAAATTCTTTTAGTAATATCCAAAATTGCTTCAATTTCTTCCCAGTCTGCATTATAATTTTGCCAATCACCTTTATGGGCAATTTTAATTGCACGGTTGATAACTGATGGTTTGATTTGTAATTCTTCTGCAACTGCTTTAACAGTTTCTTTTAAGCCTTCTTGCAAATCTTCAACTTCACGTAAGACAGTCGAACCTTCGCTGATTAATCTTTCTAATTTGGCTTTTTCTTCGGGACCATAACTGCGACCTGACATATTTTCTCCTTATATACATAGTATATTATATACTACTTATACAAGAAGGTCAATGGTTATAAAACTTTTTTCACCGAACACTTAGGAACAGTCATTCCGTCTTTACTTTGGACACCGGTTTGTATTTGTCCTGCTCTGCAAGTGCTAGTCTTTTTTTTAGGTTTTACAGTTTTGATTAGTGTGTTTGCTTCTTTGATAGAGTTAGGTCTATCTAATCCGGAAGGAATATTAGCAGATCTACGTCCGCCTTTGGCTTTTATTTCAGCTAGCTCTTCTATACCATGTTTGACTTGCTCTACATTCATAGATAATTCTGGGAATAATCTTGCTAAATGTTGCCAAACATTAGGATTTTCACTTTTAGCCATTTCAGCTAACTCTGACATTTGTTTACTAGCACGTAACATACGAGATCGAATACTAGCAGGATTGACTCCTTGATGACTATGTATTGTACTGGACATCGGTTCATCTTTATTAAAATCTAAAGGTGTTTCACCTAAACTTAAATGTCCACTATCTGGTATATTACTTTGTGGCCCAGGCCCAGCTACAGGTTTGAATCCCATACTATGACCAGGAATTTCGTTTTCTTTAACTTTCTTCTTTTTCTTCATAGCATTGCTTAACTGTTTAGTACCAGTATCAGCTTTGTTGAATTCTTTAGCAACAGATTGTTTAATGCCTACTTTTTTAGCAAAATTAGGATCGTGTGCGGCTGCTGCCATAAAACGAGCTTGTTTTTCGCTAGTACTTTTTTCGTTGACAACTTCTTGACCTTCTTTCATCAATACACGTTCGGCAATTACACTAGCATATTGATTGAGTAGTTGTCGACGATTTGCTTTTTCTTCTGCAATTTCTTCTTCTACTTTATGGAAATATTTTCCAATAGTAGTTTCTCGACCAACTGGTTTGTCTACAGGTTTTTCTTTTTGATAGTGTTGCATTGCCATTTGCACAGGCAATGATACTTTATGAGGATTACCTTCCATTAACAAACTAACATCATTTTTATCTACAATAGATAAAAAATTACCTATACTATTTTCTTGTACAGGAGTTCCAACTGGTTGATTAATATCATTAATACTAGGGCCAGCATATGGTTTATCTGCACCACCTACAATTTGTGATAACTCTTCTGGAGTTTTTTGTAATTCTTTAGGCAAACTTGCATTAGCCGCATTTATATTTGCCTGAACAGTTTTACTAGTGTCTGCACCTTGCGTTAATGGCGTAAATGTAACAGGTAATGAAAGATCGGCAGTAATACTAATACTGTCAGGGATTGACGATTGACTGTATAATCCAGAAGAGAACTGTATGTATGTAGTTGCTTGATCTTTTGGATCGGCTCTTCTTGGATTAGTTGATGGATTTATATCTGCTTCGCTAACAACACGAAGAAACTTAGACATCTCACTAGCACCTGCTACAGGCTTTGTAGCAACACCATCCATCGCCTGTAGTATGCGCTTCATGTCCATCGTATTACCCTAATAGTTTTTGTGTCAATGCACGGATTTGATCAACTTCGCGTGATTCAGCAACCATTGGTTTCTCAGCACGATTTAAACGAGATAATTGTTCTTGCATACGTGAAAAGTCTGTTGATTCTTTAACAGTTTCTTTCTTTTTGTCAGCAACTGCTTTTTTCATTGGCTCTTTTTTATCGCCATCTTTATCCATATCTAAGAAATCAGGTTTGGCAGCTTTTGATCTTTCAGCAACATACGCTTGAGTCTCTTTGATGTTCTTCCACATAGCGGCTGCGGCAATCTTTTCGCCTTTCTCACCGCCACCGGCTTTCTTAGCAACATCTTTAAAACTCTTGCCTGGCTTACCGATATCTTTACCTGCTTTGGCTTTTTTAACTACAGCACTTTTCTTAGCCTTGCTTAAACCTGCGCTTGGAGCAGACTCGTGCATGCATGAACATTTTTCCATCATCATGCCACATTCAGCGCATGTTGATTCATTAGTAGTTTTAACTCCACCTTTCATGATAGTTTGCTTACCAGGATTAGCTTTACCCCATGCTTTAGAATCTTTTTCTTGAGCTTTATCCATCTCGCGATCGCCTGCCTTATCGGCACTTGAACGAGCTTTAGCATGCGATTTTGTACGATCGTTTCCGGAATCGTGTGGTTCATCACTAAAACGATCTGGATTATGTTTATGAGTAATTACACTACCTTTTTTCTTAATAGTACCACCAGTACTACTTGTTTTTTCGTAGTCTTTATCACCTTCATCTTTTGGACGCTTATGAGCTGTGAAAGCATTTTCTACTTCTTCGTCTACAGCACCTTCTTCTGCTTGTAAACGTTTCATGGCGGCATAGTGAGCACGAGTAGCTGTATTGTGTTTAGCGGCTAGACGTTTTGCCTTTTCACTTGGTTCCATACCAGGATGCATAACAACACCAGTACCACCACATTCTGCACATTCCATCTCTCCGCCACTCATAATACCTTCAGACACTTTCTTACCGTTAATCTTTTCAGCGTGAGATTTTTTAAGTTCTTTAACTTTTTCTTTAGCTTCCATTAGACGATTTTTAAGAACTTGTTTTTGTGCCTCGCTTAATGTATCGCTGTTATCTAAGTGATGTCCGTACTCACTGAATTTCATTTCATACTCTAAATAATGATAAACACTAGCCATGTAATCAGCGGCTTTAGTAATCTTAGCTTGAATCCATGATTCTAATTTGTCATCATCGCTTAATTGCTTGAATAATTTGTGCGAATATGTGGCTAATTTGTACAAATCAGCTTTGGCCATTTTACCTTCTTGATCGTCTTCTGCTTCAAGTGGCTGATGAGTGCCTGTTTCTGGTGCGTCCATTGCTGGTTCTTGACCCATTGTTGGATCTAAGTTGTCTAATTCTTCTGGCATGAGTATACTCCGTTGTCTTTATATATTTAGCGTCTTTTGATTGTGATTGCTTCGTTTGCTGGCCCACCGAAAAGGCTAGTTCCTTTAATGTCTAAACCATTTTTAGCAGTGCCATCCTTATTTTTAGGCTGGTTAACTTTGGGTTGTGGTGGCGCTTTAGTACCAGAACCCGTTGCTACACTACCTGTATAGCTTTTTTTACCACGTGCTTTACCTGGGCTAAGTTGTGGACTTACAACTGTTCCAATATTAGCGGCACTAGTTGCGCCTACTGTAGCTGATTCTGTTACACCATGTTTTTTAGCGGCGGCAATACGTGCATGAAGATGATGCAATCCATGTTCCATACTACGTGCTTTACGTTCGTTATCGGTGAGATTTTGTTCACGATCGGCATATTGCCAACTATTTCCACCTAATCGTTGATATTCTGATTTCATTTTTTCATATTCAGCTTCTAAATGTGGAAGATTGGTATGGTCCTTTGCTTTAGCATCTTGATTACGTTGATCCGCGGCTTGTCGATCTGCATCACGTTTTTCTTGATCTTGACGTCGTAGTTCGTCGTGTTCTGGATCTCCGTGTATACGTAAGTTTTTAAACTTAGGATTGTTTTTTTGTAAATCTTTAAAAAATGACATCATATCATTTTCATTTACTAATTCTCGCATTTTCATTTTTTAATTCCTCTGTATCCAGTGCCGACAGCACGTTCGCCGTTCATAAACTTGGGCAAACTAAACCACAACTTAAACCATTCTTCAGTTCCAGGCTGTATATTTTGTTCACGCATGATCTTTGCTTTCTCTGTACCAGTTATACTAATATTACTTCCGCCGTAAGGTTGCAGGCCTTTAAATTCATTAACGCCGGCTAGTTTCTTAAGACGTGCTATTTCATCCATTACTTAAGACTCGCTCTCAACATCCAACTGTGCTTTTTATGTGCATCTTGTCTATCAGCTAAAAAATTACTTAGCCCATGATCTCCATTTGCTTCAGCCATATCAAATGTAATGCGGAATATATCTGCCATGCGATCACTGTCTGCTAATAATTCTGACATCATTCCATGGAAGTCGAGTATTTCGTTTTCGTCTTTAACAGCAGTTAACATACTAAACTTTTCTAAGCTAGCAGGTGTGTAAACTTGTAAGGCACGTAATTGCTCAGCAAACGTATCGATACTACCATATACTTCTGTATAAATGCGTTCAAACAATAAATGTAGTTGATAAAATAGTGGTCCTTCACAATTCCAATGAAAGTTTTGTGCCTTGATGGCAAAAGCATATTCACTAGCAAATGCGCTCTTAAGAGCTAAGTGATACTTATCGTGTTCCATTATATTCCGTATTTGTTCTTTTTATGTTTAGCTACTGGGCTAGTATGGTGAGTATCGTGAGGTTCACGGCTTGGTGTACGTGGTTTTACTTGGTCATATTCGGTAGGTATAACTCGTTTAACCTGTTGAACCATGTCATGTTCTTTATCTGTGTATGGATGGAATGTCCAAAACGGTCCCATCCAGCTTTCATGATCTACATCAAGTTTTTTATTACTACCATCGGCCATAGCCATAGCCATGCCAGTACGATACTGGTGATAACTTGGATAGTAACCGCCTGGATCACGCTGGCGACTGAATCCTTGATGAACAGCATCGTGATGTTCATGAGGTTTACCAGTTTGTTCAGAAAGAAATTCTTTAGCTCTCATTATATACCGTACTTGTTTTTCTTTTGCTTAGCCACTGGACTAACAACGTTACCGCCTTCTGCTTCGTTACTAATTCCATCTGTAAGATGTGTAATAGCGCCTGCACCTAGAGCTTTAGCGGCATCTTCTACCTTTTTCAATTCAGCATCTGTGTATGCAGTAATTAAAGGATCGCCACTCATAGCACCGGCTCTCGGCATGTTTGGATTAGCCATAGCAAGACCAAATCTGTATTGCATATATGGACTACCATTAGCTTTGTTCATGCTAATGTTAGGAATACTCATGGCATTTTTTAATGCTTGAATATGATTGTGATGCAATTCCTCGGCGCCTTTTCCAGCATAAGGAACATCGCCTTCTGCTAGTTGTTTGCGTATAAATTCTTGTGCTCTCATCTCTCTTATTACCTTATTAGCATATTTAACCGAATTTTCATCAGATCTGGTATATACTTGTTGCGCCTTTTTATCTCCTGTTCCTCTTTCTATTTGGTCTGGTTCTTTAGCTTTTTCTTTTTCAAACCATTTACGCATTTCTTCGGAGCTTGGAGTTGTTTTCTTTTTTACAGGTTTTTCAACTTTACCTAAAAGCCCCATGAGACTTTCATCAGCTACTTTTTCTTTCTTAGCTTTTTTAACTTTAACAGGATGTTGTCCGCATGCTTCTGCTACAGTTTCAAAGAATGTTTTACCATGTACTCGTAAATTAGGATCTACTCCTGCTAGTTGATAGAATAATTGTTCGTTACCTGCACGAGCGGCTTCACGTAATTTAGTAGCAGACATAACTCGCGGGCTTTGTACATGGATAATATTTTTAAAATTGTAATAGCCATGCATACTCTTTTGGCCATTATACTGATGTAATAACTTTCCAGCCCATTGCCAATCAGTTGCATCTGTTACGTAGGCAATAGTTTTACCTTCTCCTAAATGACTAAAGATTTTAGCGGCTAAAGTCATAATACTCTTCTCTCCTAGTATATGACCTTCGATTTCTGGATCGATAGCCGCCATCCATGCTGTCTTAGTTTGAAAAGATAATGGATCATCTGCTCCGGCTGTTGTGGGATTAGTGCCAATAAACCAATTATGACCTGCATGTTTAACTGCTTTCCAAACTTCAGCGTGACCTTGATGCGGAGGATTGAAGCGACCAAAGCAGAATGCCGCATCTGCTTGATGACTTTCGAATAACTGTCTTAATTTCATTGTGGCGCTCCTGCCGGTTTCTTACCTGGTGCCCAAGTTGTTGGAACTAATTTAATATTTCCGTACTTGTGATGAGATTGTGCATAACGTACATGCCCTTCACCGTGCGTATCCCAGATTTCTTTACGTGGTTGAGATTTAATTGCGGCATCTACTGTATCTTTCATATCTCTAATGCCTTTGATTAAATGAAATATAGCATCTAACCCGCCCGGATGTGCTTGCACCATGGCTTTAATATGCTCTTGCTTCTTAGCACTAACACCTTTCTTAGTCATCCAGTCTATAAATTCTTGCCCGCCGATTCTACCGAAGTTAATTTGACCATTAGCATGTGCGTTACTCATGGCATTAAAAAAAGGATAGAATATTCCGTTTTTATCTGGATCAGGTAAACTAGATATAAATCCGTCTATAACCCCAGCATGTTTGTTTGTGTATTCGATTAAATCATCTACAGCACTTGTATCTACTCCTGGTGCTTCATCGGTATATATAGGACCTTGTACAATTAATCCAGGGGTCTTATTAAATTCTTGAAAGTTATCTTTAGGAACTTGTTCTCTATCATCTGCTCCGAAACGAGGAAATTGAGCATGCCCGACAACCATAACATGTGCTTTACTAATACGTTGTCCTAATTCACTTGCGGCATCCACATGATATGTTGTATCGCTCAACGGATTAGGACTAAATTCCCATACACCTTGTGGGTATTCTTTAGTCGGAGGAGTTAATCGCTTAGGATTGCCTGGTTCAACGCCAAACAAATTATCAGCATAGACAAATCCTACAAAGTTTTTAGGAGTTGCGGCATCGAATAAAGGATATAAATTACTGAAATTGGTAGCAAATTGCTTACGTTTTTCTAATTCTTCAGGAGTTTTTGGGTTACCGCTTTTGTTTACAATGAAATCGTACACATCGTGCGGGTTATCGCTTTTAACACCTTTGCTCCATTGGTTATGTCCTGCTAGTATTAATGGCCCATTCTTTTGCTCACGTCCCCAGTAGACTTGAGGATTGCCATCCCACTTGCGACGTACTGTAGTTTTGCCTGCTTTCTCGCTAGCAATCTCTTTAAAATGGCCTAATGCTTCTAATGTGCCTGCCGAACCTTTAAAAAACACTAAATGTTCAGGATGGTTAAAAGGTCGACCGTATTTTTCCATTCCATCATCGTTTGAAATGGATGGTTTTGCCTTAGCCTCGTAAAGAAATAATTCTCTAAGTAACACTATTACCCCTTATACTTTCCGTCTTTAATATGTTGGATAATATCTTCGTGCATTTTATCGCATATTTCTTCGCACATTTTATTTTCTAACTTATGTGGAAGTTCTTTAACAGGGAATTGTTTAACATATTCTTTATAGCTTTCTTCTACAGCATTGCGAAATAGTTTTAAATCAGTAGGTTTTTTTGCTTTAACTAAATCTATACATTTTGCAATCGTAGGATATACATTACGACGATACACATTATCGTCATTATGCATAAAATGTATTAAATCTTCGGATAAATCGTAATCAAGCTCTCGCCCGTCCGCAGTATGTTTGATAAACTTGCTATCATCAAAGAATCTGCCTTCTAATAGTTCATGTATACGCATTTTTAAGCTCTTTTTAATTTACTCAGCAGAAAACTCTGCGGTTAGAGTATTTATCGCTTTTACCAGAACTTATTTTTTAACTATGCGCTCTACTTTGCTTATGCTACCGCCCAAGTGCATCCGGGCCATAAGTAAATTATTATCACCGGTTATATAGAAGTGTGTACCACCCCAACTACGTGGTTTTAACAAGTCTTTGATACAACTTTTAGTCAGTTTACATTTTTTATTTGTATCGGCCCACGCTATAAATGCACTATGTTCCTGGATAGTTTTACCTAAAGTAATACGATAATCGTAGTCCATTTTAGGCATAATTATAGTACCTTCTGTTAAACTAGTTCCTTGTTCGGGTTCGCAGACGTATTTTACATGTTCTGGGCCAAGTTTAGTTAATCGTTTGATCAGTTTTTGATCATTAGTGTAGATACTAATCCAAGGGCTTTCGACACGAATATCTATATTTGATTCGGACATCAACTCAGTAGCAAGTTTAACAGCATAGCCATTATCTTGGCCTGCAGATTTCCTGGCAGCTGATCCAAGTTTAGATAACGCCTCAGACATATCTCCTGTACGGAAAATACTTGCAAAAGAACACGTCAGTACAATCTTGTACTGATATGTTCCTCTAAATAGTCGTCTAGTAGTTTTAAATAACATTATCTTCTGTTACTTTATTTTCAGTAGAATCTACAGTTAGCAGTGGTACTTTACTTGGTTTAGGAGTAGGAATCAATACTAGTTTATCATCTAGAACAGTAATTGATAGTGAACCACCATTCTTAAGATCACCAAACAACATTAGTTTAGCTAATGGACGTTTGATTTCTTTGTCGATAACACGTTGTAATGGACGAGCACCCATTTTAGCATCGAACCCTTTATCGATAAGCCAATTAGTACTTTCCTTATCTAGTTTAATCTTAATACCTTTTTCTTTTACTTGATTACGCAATTCGTCAATAAACTTAGTAACAATTTTAATCATTGTTTCTTTGTTTAGTTTATTAAATGTAACAATTCCATCTAAACGATTACGAAACTCTGGAGTAAAAAACTTCTTAAGATCCTTGTCGCTGTAATCTTTTTCTTGCGTACCAAAACCGATAGCGTTCTTTTCAGAATCGGCTGCTCCGGCATTGGTAGTAAGAATAAGAATTAAGTTACGACAATCTGCTTGTTTTCCATTTGAACCAGTAATAAACCCATTATCCATCATTTGTAGCAACACAGTTGATACATCTGGATGTGATTTTTCTACTTCGTCAAACAACAATACAGCATTAGGATTCTCTTGAATCTGTGTAATCAACAAGCCAGCATTTTCTTCAAAGCCAACATAACCTGGAGGGCTACCGATTAGCTTGGAGATGCTATGCTTCTCTTGATATTCACTCATATCAAAGCGTAACAACTTAACACCTAAGTGTTTAGCAAGTGATTTAGCAGTTTCAGTCTTACCAGTTCCAGTTGGACCCATGAATACAAACGAACCAATAGGTTTGTTCTCAGATTTAAGTCCTGCTTGTGCAACCATAATCTTATCAACAATTTCTGTTAGAGCAAGATCTTGACCATAAACTTCAGCTACAAGATTATCTTGTAAGGTGGCAAGATTGCTAGATTCAGTTTCCATGATTTTTTCTTCAGGCATTTGAATCATTTTAGCAAGCTCGTATTGAATTTCACGTTCACCAATAACACGGTCATCTGCTAGTTTAAGATTAAAACGACTACATGCTACATCAATCAAATCGATTGCTTTGTCTGGTAGTTTTTTGTCTGTTTGATATTTAATAGACAATTTAATAGCGGCATCAATAGCGTCATCACGGATTTTAACATTGTGGAAGCCTTCGTAGTATTTCTTAATA